GTAGGAAGATTGACATGTTATCTGCACGTTCTTTAGATGCAGATATGATCATTATTTTCTTTTCAGAATCTTTAAAGAGAGTCCAGAGGACGAAGGCTCCTGTGATCCAACTTTTTCCAACTCCACGGAAAGCTTGAATCTGGAGACGTTTAGGTCCATTCTGAAGATAGTCTGCGATTGAGTATTGGGCACGAGTTGGGGAGGGTAAGTCAAGTTGTTCCCACAGAGCTTGTAGGAACAGCTTAAAGTCTTCTTGTAGGGCGGTTAGGACGTTATTCATTTCTTACGTTTAGGTTTATTTTTAGGAGCGGCTGGTAGTGAGCCACCTTTAGCAACTTGTTTTACTCTAGTCGCACCTCTCATTTTATCACCTTCACCTAAAAATTTCTCACTTTCTTGAACCATACCTGTTTTCCTCATAGCAGTACCTACATCTTCTGTAGCTTTTAAGAAAGGAACAACTTCTTCTGAATATATTTCAATCATACGGAATATAGCATTAACATCAGCAGTACCGTCTAGGTATGCATCTCCTATAGCTTTCATGTAGTCAGCAAAGTCTAACATTCCAGCTTGTTCTAATCCTAATTCTCTAAATAAATTATGTACTTTAGTATGATCGGCTTTTGCCATTACAGTAAGATTACCAATAGTACCAGATGTAGGTATATCAAGCCGTCTTATGTGCTCCATTAAGTTAAGAGCAACTAAAGGTTCTTGAGAAAGTTTCTGTAAGAATATAGATCCACCATCTTTATTTTGAAAAAATGTATGATGCCATTCTTGGCCTTTCTCTCCAAAAGCTTCTAAAGTTTGGTCTAAAAGAGATTGAATCCTAAGTTTATCTCTATTCATTTTAAAAACCTGTTTATCTTGGGTTCTTAGATTAAGAGACGCATAATCAAACACTTGATCACGTGAAGCGGTCTTTATATTTTTCATTACACGATCTAAGGTTTTTCGTTTACCTCTTTCAGCAAATTTAGGATGATTTTTAGGTAATTCTGAAAGTTCTGCATGTATATCCATCCAATATTTTAAATTATCTGCACCTTTAATTAAACCTTCTTGACGTGTAATTATTGTATCGACAAGTTCAGGATTATCCATAGCTTCATCTAGTTGAACATAATTATGACGATCCCATAATTGTCTAGCCCCTGGACTATCAAATTCTTGACGAATTAGTTCAGGATTACCTTTAGCATCTACTAAACCAGTTTCTATTTCTGGAGTATTGGTTTCTCTATCTAAAGCTCTTTTCCTATGACCAGTCTGGTATTCTACACCAGTTTCAGCAGGTTTATAATCTTCTAACATATCAGTCAGTTGATCATTCATTCCTTTAGAACGTTGTTGATCTAGAATATCATATATAGCATCTTGAACTTCTGATTCACTTTGATTTGAAACGTTTTTAAGCCAAGTCTCTGCTTGTTCAACTGATATATCTCCAGTATTCATACCTGTTGTTATAGCCCTTCTACCTGCGTTATCAGTAGATGGTCCTCTTAGTGGGAAATAAGTATTGGCTAAATCTCTACTTAAATCTCCTCTTTTAGTTACTTGAGGTAATAAATCTGGAGCTGCACCTGCACCACCTTTAACAATTTTTTCACCTACTTCTCCAGCACCTTTTTCTAAAAATTCTTTGCCAATGACTTGTCCAAGCTTTTGTGTAGCTTTGGCTGCAAAACCTCCTGCCATACATTACCTCCTAGTTTTTCTTTTTCTTACGAGCAGCTTTCCATGCACGATGTCTTTGTTGTAAGGCCCATCGTTCATCATCAGAGAAATGTTTAGCTGCAGGACTATTACGTGATTTCTTTAACCAAGCTGCTTTCTCTGTTGAAGCTTTCTCTTTAGAAGGTTTAGAATCAGTTTTAGGTTTAGGATTAGTTACAGCTTCATTCTTAGTTTTAGATTTAGGATTAGTTACAGCTTCATTCTTAGCTTTTAACTCTTTCTTCTCTGCTGTTTTTCCCTTTAACTCTAAGTATTTCTTCCTACCTACCTTTTTTAAAAGTGCTTTGTCTGCTCTATATTCCTTTAGAGTCTTTTTACCTTTAAATGCCCTATCTAATATTTCGTTTGTAGCATAATCAGCAGCTATAGTGATACCTGCACCTATACCACCTTTAGCTAAACCTTTTAGATGTCTTAATTTACCTGCATGTTTACCAACTCCAATAGCTTTTTGAATAGCTCTATTTCCTTTTAAGGCTTTTGGTACTTTGGTTAGCCTACTTTTCACTTTAAGCTTACTGACATTTGGTTTTTTAACTTTATCAATTGACTTAAGAGTCTTGTTGATATCCTTAAGATCTTGTGCTTTAGCTTGTTTGAATTTTTGGCGACGATGGTATCGTGATTTAACTTTGCTTTTTTTAGCTTTTTTAGAATCTTCAACCTGCTTGGCTTTTTCTTCGTCAGTTAGTGGTCTACGATATTTCGGAGCAGATCTCCTTCTGTATGGATCAGCCATGATTTTTAATAATCCCTTACGCCAGGATTTCTAAATGCTGCTTCACGCTCTTTCTTTCTTTGCTCTTTCTTAATCTTTCTATACTTCTCAGGATTCTCTTTACGCATCTTCTGCATCTTAGCTCTGTCAGATTTCCACTTAGCATGTGATTCTTGCTTACGTCTTAATTCAGATTTTTGGAAACCAGATTCAACTAATTTCTTCTGAATCCTACCAGCTGCAGTTTTTCTCCCTGAACCAGTATTTGCTATATTAGCTTGTCTGTTCCTCATTTCTTGAAGAGGATTCTTATCGCCTTTAATCCACTTTTTGGCTTTCTTAAACTGTTCTCCAATTTTAAGCCTGTTTTTCTTGTTTTTTTGTTGCGATACTTGACCGCTTTTTCCGCCCCATGCCATGATAATTAATTCCTATACGTGATGATGTACGATTTTGAGTTTGTTTTTCTTTTTGTTTTTGGTTTCGACAGCTCTGTTTTTAGCTATCGATTCCCAACCATTTGTACCTTTGCCGTCAATGTTATGACCAGCTTCAGTACCTTTAGGTCTTTTACCTTTACGCAATAAAGCATTACGTAAGTTATCAGCTTTACGTCTGATACCCTTCTGCTGCTCTGTTTGCATATCAGCTTTTGCGCTGGATATCAAAGCACCATTAGCATATCTACCGGGTTTTCGTTTTTTATTTCCTTGACCCACTGTAAAGCCTCCGATTTACAAGTTCTGGATCTACTTTTGGCATTATCCTATTTAACTTGTCTAACGGGTTACCATCATAAGCAACACCACTTACATCATTAGTTTTAAGCCAATCACAGGCTGCTTTTAAGTCTTGAGTTGTGGCCTCACCACTTTTGATTCTCGTTAGAAATTCTTTAGTGACGAGTCCATGCAACTCATTAAACTGTTTCTCAGTTGCTTTCATTTGCGACTTCTGTTGAAGTTATTTGTGTATCATGGGTATCTCCCATACATGAACCACCCTTCCAATCCATACCAACGGCTGAAGGTGCTACACCATTCAACCACTTCTGAACTGATAGAAAGCAGCCTCCTTCTGGACCTGACTTAGCAGAATGTTCAGTAGAAGGTTGTATCCTTACTTTCATATGATGAGCTGCAGATAAACTCTTACCTACATCATCTAATTTGTCTGCAAACCACATAGGTAATGTAGTCTTACCATCTGAGTAAAACTCCATACCTCTTAACGCTACTTCATAAGAATCAACATTAGGATGAGTATGTGGTGGGATATAGGTGTTTGGTTTTACTGTAACAAGTTCTACTTGAAATGGTTCGTACCTATAAATACATAATGAAGTTAAACCTTCTACAAAGTGTAAGGAACTTTTTAATGGCACATAAGGTATTTGACCTTTATCTAGATACCATTCTAGAAAGTCTGTTAAATCATCGTTGAATTCTTTTCCAGTACCGTCTTTCATGAAAATAGTTTTTCTTTTACAATTGCGAGTGCTTGGTCATCAAGTTTATTATCAGTTCTCTTTACATAAGCTTCTAGTACATCGACTATCAACTTCTTAACAGAGTCTGATTTAATAAAGGCGAGAAGGATGGGCTTGATTAATAAGGTCATTTTAGTGGACATTTAGATTTACTTGATTGCCAAGGTTTATACCAAGGCTTTGGTGGCTCTTTACATGCAAGAACCTTTTGTTCTGCTTTTTTATATGCAGAAATTGCTATAACATCACTACATAAATGGTACACACGTGAACCAGGTAGTAACATAAAGCCTTTTTGTTGAAGTTTAGCACAGTTATCAATTCTAACTAGCTCATAATTCAACTTCATCTTTTCATGTTGTTGTGCTGCAATAGCTCTACAACGTCTTAAACCTTCTCTATCTAAGGGTATCATAAAATTAATCTGACCACCCCAGTTCTCAGCCATAGTATAGCTGGATGGACTCATAGAACCATCTTCAATCTCCCAAGGTTTGGTATGATTCCCCATATAAAATGGAGAGAAGGTCATGGTACTACCATTACAGCTTATGTTTGGACCATAAACTTGTCTAGATGGAGCACCATTATTTTGAAATTGGACGGCTTGGTTGGTCACATTGCCCGTTGCAGCCGCCACGGGGTTAGAAGTATTGTTTGTCTCACCCTCTTCTGCACGAACTGGCGCTACTGAGAGAAGACTGATAAGGAGACCGTAGTAGAGGTAGTGTCGATTTCTCTTTCTATCTCTGTTACTGACAGGACTTGGCTGGCTGCTCTTGTCACTACTTCGAGTGAAAAGGGATCTCCAGCTGTGTGAAGGGTAAATACCGAATCGGAATCCACAATTCCGCCTGATGTAGCGGATGTATGGGTTATATTCTCCCCACTCCACTTGTTTAAGGCTGACCCGTAGGTTGTCGTCGTGATTTCCTCCACGATCTCTTGAGTTGTAGTCGTCGTTGAGTTCATTGACCCCTGAGTGAATTGTGGGGTCACGAGCTCTGCTCTTGCTACCGAGGGTGAAAACAGTAGGAAGAGTAATAGCCATTTGTTCATTCTTCCTTTTTCTTTGCCATAGGACAGTTAATTGGTTTACCTTTGTCTTTAGAATTACCAGTAGACAAGCCAAAAGTAGCCAGAGCTCCTGTAAACACTGATGCCACGAACGTGATATCTGAGTTACCGGATTTCTTAACCATGGGCAGTTCCACATAGTTTAAAGTTATTATAAACCCGGACCACACTACAACTCCCAAACGCACAAAAGTTCCAAGAATCTGTATTTGTTGTTCTTGATCTTCTATTCCGTCTTTGAGTTTTTTAATGAGTCCTTTTTTTTCTTCTGGTTTTCCTTCCATTTATTAACTTTAGCTTGTAGTTGCTTTTGAACTTTCTTTTTGATAGGTTCAAATAAAGATTGAGTAACAGTGGTTGTTGCTACTGCTATGACAGCTGTTGTTACAGCCGTAACTACTACTGCAGTTTCCGGTATTGGCATTTTAATATCCAATACAGGAATCTTTAGAGTAGGAGCTTCTGGCTCTTCTGTTGTTTCTTCCGCCTCAGTCTCCTCAGGACGCTCTAAATCAGCCGGAGGTACAATCATAGGCTTATAGGCCGGAACGTCCGCTGTAGGCTGTCTGAGGTACAACTGAGGGATATCTAATGCTTTTGGTAGTTTAGCATCAGGTATCTGAATCATGAGTTCTCAGTTGTATTACCTGCGGCTAACCATTCTTTATATTCAATATAGTCAGTATTATTATCATCGAATGGTATGCACCACTGTTGTTTACCGTCAACGTATTTATTAACGGTATTTGGGACAACTTCCCCATTAAGTTTGAAAAATTTGTATGTTATAGCCATTTAAAGCTCCGATGAAAATTCAATATTTAGTACTCTACAAGGTACCATATGACCACTACCAGGTCCATTAGCTGGAGCTGCTGCATTTGAATGACTAGCAGTCATAGTCATCATAGAGTTATTTGTACCATTATCAAAAGTCCAAGTAAGATTAGCTGCAGCCACACCAGTTGCAGAAGACCACGACCAACAAGCAAAGTCACCAGCAATACCAGAAGGGTTTGCTCTCATTGTTACAGGATGATCTGTATTCATTCTTGTAAATTGATGATCACCTGAACCGGGGGTGTAAGTCATACAAGCACTATGGAACATATCACTCTTATAGTAATATCTTTGACACCTAGCTAATTCTTCACCATACGATCTATGTTCAAACTCAGTGGCAGCCTCTCCTACTTCTAATTGAACACCTGTAATTTCAAATGTTGAATCATTAGTTGTATACCAAGTAGATGTATTGTCAGGTGATCTATCAGAACCACTATAAGCAGCCCAAGCATTTAATGTCTTACCGCTAGTTGTATAATCTGTTCCGAAGAAAGGCATCCAAGCTATTTGAAGTCCAGAGTCATTATTATTATCAAACTGTAAGTTGGCATGACCTGGAATTACTACAGTTACTTTTTCCCAAGTATTCGCTGATAATGCAGTAGTTTGAAAGGTTAAAAGTTGGGCAGTCCCATCCATTGTTTTGACAAAACCGTAAAAGTTCTGCGCAACACTAGACTTAATCCAGAAACTTAAAGTAATTTTACTAGAGGCATTTGTGTAATCCCATCCACTACTTGCTATATCTTGTGCTTCAATAAAATGATAAAGATAAATTATATCTGCTGCACCTGCTCCACTTGTTTGGTTTCCATTAGTCAAATGATATGAATATCTAAAGCCTTTAGCCCAAGGTCCAGTATCACCAGAGGTTAAAGCGTGTTGAGCTTGGGTTGGTGCTTCATCAGTACCAGTGAAACCATATTTGAATCTATCTACAGTTTGGTACAGGGCACTTGTAGATGAAGTCCCTCTTTGCGCCACGTTAAATGCACCATTAATTATTAAATTACGGAACGAAAGAGTATCTGTTGCACTAACATCTGCCCAAGTTAATCCTCCAGTATTACCTGATTGTTTTTGTAGATATTGGCCGTTACTACCAGCATTACTAATCTTTAAATTATCTTCATCGACTATATTAGAAGCAATGACTGTAGCTCCATCAGCTGTAGATGTAACCTCACCACTATGGTTAGGGTGTACATAGTTATTTTCAAAAGCTGGAGGTGATCCAGCTCCTGTTGAGGTTAATACTTGTCCATCTGTACCCGGTCCTACTGCTGTAGGATTACCAGATGCGTCATATGTAATAATCTGACCATCAGTACCACCAGCTTGTTTTGCAAGGGTTACAGCATCATCTGCTATACCGGGTGTTTTTACTTGTGTAATTGCCATTAGGCTGCTACCTCCCATAACTGTAAAATAGAGCAAGTCCTTTGTCTTGTATTACCATCATTCTCATTATAGGCAGAATTAATAGTTAAATCTTTATTACTACCAGAACCTACTACAACTCTTAGATCATAGGCTATTGCAGAGCCAGAACTTCCAACTGCTGCTGTTAAATAACTAAAGGGTAGTGAGTTTATATGATAATTATCTTTAATAGATTCATTAGTGAATGTTCTAATTCGACTTCCAGCTGCATCACCTGTAGCTTCCTGTATTATTGAACCAGCTTTAAAAAAAGCAAATCCAATTCTAGAGTCGAAATCACCTCCGATACTGAGATGTCCCTGTATAAGTATTTTACTTGTTGAATATTCAGGTGTAATATTACAACTAATAACAGCTGCAGTAAAGCTACCAGCACCTCCACCATTAAGAGAGGTCTTATCTGTTTTTACTGTTTGTTGTATTTGAACAATTGCACCAGGTATTACTAATTTCTTCTCAGGAATAGTTACCTTACCATCACTAGCTAACACCATGTTAGCTGTACCTGAATTACTCCCATGAGTAATATTCGTTGTTTTTATTGTACTCATGCTCCTATCTCCAATGCGACAATTTGTGTACTACCAGTAGTTCTTTGCCAAGCATATTGACCTCCAGTAGCATAATTACCAGATCCATATAATTTATATTCAATAGCATTTGTAGTATTAGGTGAATCTAAATGTACAATCATATGTGGGGTATAGGTATTGTTCTCTACATATGTTCCACAAGATGCACCTGTAGCTGTAGCAGATCCACCACTAATATGTCGATATAGAATAGTATTTATCTGAATAGTAGCTCCGCTATTAGCACCACCAACACTACTAAGTTGAGCAAAATATAGTATCTTACTAGTAGCTGCTGACGGTGTTATTGTAAGTTTTACATCAGCTCCTAAATCACTAGGTCCAACTGCGTTACCACTATTATGACTTATATTTATAGCATTAGTAGATTGAAAAGGATTATTAGCTACTACTTGAAGCACTTTACCTCCACCAGCCCAAGACAGAACTCCTGAGCCATTTGTCTGTAACAATTGGTTAGCATCTCCATCATTTACTGGAAGAGTTAATGTTACATCTGCACCACCTGTTGTACTAGCAGGAGCATCTATTGATACGCTCCCTGATGAGGAGCCGTTTAGTTTTAATGTCATGCTGCTACCTCCAGAAGAGTTATTGTTGATTTAGCACTACTTGCTTTATTAATCCTGATACGATCACTACTAGATTGATCACTTACAGCAGCTTGAACTTTATATGTATAAGAAGCTCCTGCACTATGACTACCGATAATATCTAAATAAGTTGGAGTCCAAAAAGATCTCCAAACTGCATTACCGTTAAATGGTCCTATATAAAATCCTTCTGGTCCATTAGTGCCATCATCTTCACCTTGGTATAGTGTCGTAGAATCTCTTAGAAGTCTTAAACCAAATCCACCAGAGGCAGAACTTCTATTAAAAGCAAATGACATTGTAACCATAGCTAAAATAGAACTATTAGCTAAACTGGTTGTTATTGATTTTGTAAGAGAAGTATCTCCCCAAGTTTTAGAGGTTATATCATCTAAAGATGTAAAAGAAAAACTAACCACCTGTACTACTGATCCCGTAGCCATGGATGTATCTGGTAAAGTAGTTATACCTGTGACACTACCATTTCCATTAATTGTTATTGCCATAATTTAAACGATTGTCCATGTGTCGCCAGCATCTACCGTAACAGTAATGCCATTGTTTATTGTTATTGGTCCTGCTGACATAGCATTACATGCTGCACCAAATTCAGTACCAACAGTATAATTAGTAGTTACAGTTGTACCATTTTCCCAGAATATCTGATCTGTACTTCCACCTATAGCACCAGCAGCTACATCTGCCCATTCAGGATCATTAGCACCAATTTTCAAGAACTGGCCATTTGTACCTTTAGCTAATCTTGCATCGGCACTAGCAGCTCTGTAGATAATATCTCCACGAGTTGTAGTGGGTGTTCCCGGTGGTACTGCTGCCCATTCCATACCATTAGAGGTATATCCAAGGAATTTATCTGTTCCACTAGGAGCAGCGTGTATATCTAACTTAGCTTCTGATATAGAATCATCTGCTAACTTACTACCTGCAATATCTGCAGATGCGTTAACATCAGCATTTAATATAGCTCCATCTACAATCTTAGCAGATGTAACTGTATTATCTCCCGGTGTAGGAATACTTACAGCTGAACCTATTTGTACTATAAATACACTATCACCACTTTCTAAATTAGCACCGAATAAAATAGTATGACCATCTACCATTACAAAGCCTTCTGATGGAGCACTTGTTCCAGTATTAGCTTTCTGTACAACACCGTTAATACTAACCATCAACTGAGCAGCAACAGTGACACTAGCTAATGAACCTGATGTACTAGTTTCTCTAAGGTCATATTTAGATATAGAACCGTTGAGTACACCTGCATTACCTGTGCCTGAATTAAATACACAAAGAACTAGATGTTTAAATTCACCTGTAGATGTTACCTCACCCCAAGCATCATTAGCTGCATTTCTGACATACATTTTGTCAGTGCCAGTATCATAATATAAATCACCTGCGTCATTATCAGATCCCGGAGCTGAACTTGCTATACGATATCTATTATTAAAGTCGTTTATATCATCACTTAACTGTACAAAGTCTGACTCCCTTATCATTGCCTGATGGTAATTATAAGTCTGACTTGATCCAGTAGACTGAACCATTAAACCAGCACCAGCCTGGAATACATAAGGATCAGGGTTTGTACCAACTCCACCTCTTAATTCCGAAGGGAATCCATTAATAGTTATAGTTGAGTTATCAAGAGCATCACCATTAGTAGATACACCACTAGAGTTAACTTGTAATCCAGCGCAGTCAGTTATACTAATTACAACACCAGCGGATGGGATTGTATTAGGAAATGATTCATCATCTGCTATAACTTCAAGACCACCAATAGGGGCTAGCTGTGCTGCTACATAATCAACAACAGCTCCTGATGTAGGAATATGTGAGTCACTGTCTGATATAGTTGTTTGCTCACAACCTATCATACCGATTTCAACTGCATCATTAGCAATTGTTACTGCACCAGAGTTAGATAAAGTTACATCACCTGATATAGCCACAGCTGTAGGGACAGTAGAACCGTTACCTACAATTACTTGACCATCAGGTACTGCTTGAAGTTTACTATGAGCAATAGCTGCACCAGCATTAACGTCATCATTTACAATTGTTCCATCTACAATATTATCTGAGTCTACTGAAGCAGAAGACATATGCTCAAGATCAATAGCACCTGCAGCTATATGTTCAGAGTTAATTACATCATCTTGTATGTTATCACCGTCTATAATATCAGCTGCTAGGTGTACATGATCAATTGAACCGTCAACATACTGATCACTGTCAACTGAGTTCGCTGACATGTGAGCTAGATCTATACTTCCATCTACATACTGATCACTGTCTACAGAGTTTGCTGACATATGAGCTAGATCTATTGATCCGTCTACATATTGATCACTGTCCACAGAGTTAGCTGACATGTGGGATAAATCAACACTACCATCTACTAACTCAGAAGAATCAACAGAATTAGCACCCATCATCGTGGCTGTAACTGTGGCTGTATCTCCTGTTGTTATTACTGTTCCTGTAGTATTAGGAAGAGTAATAGTTTTATCAGAACCTGATGGATCAGCTACTGTAAGAGTAGTCTCATATCCATCGTCTGTTGCACCTTCAAATACAATCTTCGTATCCTCACCCATAGTGAGGTCACCAGTCATCGTACCACCAGTAGATGATAACTTCTGATCATCATACTCCAGAGCTTTACGTAAAAGCTGTGTCTGGTTATTATTAAGGTCAGCTGATGTAATAGATGCACCTGGAGCATATGTAGCCCTTGGTGTAGGGTCTCCCATATCAGTCTCAGGTCTTATTATGATTACACCGCTAGACAAATTAGCACCACCAATATGTATGGTTTTAGCTGCTGTGTCTACAGTATATTCTCTAGGGGAGGCGGATTCATTTATGGTTGACGCTGTATAGGTCAACACTACGTTGTCTAATAATGCAACTACTTCTGTTCCTTTGAATACATCAAAACTCCCAGAGTAGCTAAATGTATTAGCAGCTCCCGTATTTTGGGAGTATGTTTTTGTTACTTTTGTATGTGCCATTTAGTTTTTCGGGAATTGATCTATTGATTTATCAGGGAAACTGAGATCTAATATCTCTTGTCTATTATCTCTTGTCTTAGAATCCTTACCATCTTTCTCAGATTTTAATTTTTGAACTTTTGAATACCCTGGATGTGATGGGTCATTAAGTTTAGCCCAAGCTTTAGATCTAGCTTGGTTCATGACATTATCTATAAGAGTATTATGAGGATATGTATTAGGATCAAGATCCCAATTGGCTGGGTTCTTGCTATCTCTTTGCATATCTTCCATAGAATTCTTAACATCTTTTCTCTTAGATAAATAGTTTAATGCTTCTTCTACATTTTTAAACTTCTTAAATCCAACCGTAATTGGAACAGTACCTATAGCATTCTGGAAGTGTGCTCTAACATGAGCATCCTTAACAAAGGAGTATCCACCATAAGCATAGGTTGTAGATTTCAGATCGTAGTTACTATCTAACAAAAGTCTTCTTCCAGGTGAATCATTCCTAATATCTAGTGATACTGGTGATACAGCATTAAAAGATCTACCAATTATATTCCAATTCTTAATTGGCTTACCATTCAGTAAATCACTTTTCTCTGGGAGCTTTTCTTCTCCTGCTAAGAATTCAGTAGCTTGGTTTCTGTTTCTAATATTAGTCCACATATCAGAGTTCAACTCCTTCATGTGTGGATTAATCCATTTACCAAATTCATTTCTCATACCTGCTAAAGGTATACTATTATTAAGTATATTTGCTCCAGCTTTATCTAAAGCACCTGGCTTCATCTGTGCTATCTGCATCAACTGATCTAATCCAGACATATATGTTTTACCTGTCAAGCCTCTTCCTATTACATATGCAGCAGCTTGCAACCGTTTCTCTGACCACTCACTACCCATCAACTCCATGTTATCACCTATATCAGCAATAGCAGAGAAGATTACATTATAAGGTTCTAGGGTTGTATAATCAAACCCTACATCACCTATATAGAAATGGTTAGGTTTCCATCCAGCATTCAGCCAGTTCTGTTTTAACTGTCTGTCAGCAGGACCATTACCAGTTAACTGTCCTCCCATATACATAGCACTCATTGTACCAACAACTGCAGAACCAACTGCCTGTCTACCTGCAAAGAGGTTTCTAGCGTTGGCTAAATCATTAGCATTCTCAATACCATATTTATGTAGTGCAGAGAAATCATCTCCTGTATGTCTTAGTATATCAATAGATTCTTTATGTAAAGCTCCTAATAGTGGTGTGTTTTTATATGTAAAGTTCAGTCCATTAACACCAGTTCTAGCAAATAGATAGAATGGTTTAATTAAAGGTATATCATTAAATACTTTATCTAATTTAGCGGCTTGTCCTTTTAACTCAGATGTTAATGTAACTTCTTCAAACTGCTTCTTCAACCATGAATCATTAGCTAGATTTATATTGCCGTCAGCATCTAACAAATGAGCATAGTGTATATCTTCAGCTTGTTTCAGTAGATCTGGTGTAAGATGTTCAAAATCATCACCAACCACTTCTAAAGCATTACGCATTCCTATCTCTTTAGATCTAGCTCTTGCTAATAACCACCTGAATGTATCATCAGTAGCAGCTAAAGCACGTGGAGACCAACCGAAAAGTTTGTTATTTGTAAGTTCTCTTGCCTGATTATTGATATAAAACGCTGCTTTTTCTCCTGGTGTGCCTCTTTGTTCAGTCCAAATACGTTGTGCTTCCCAAAGTTGATCACCTTTTGTAGGAGCTTCTGAGTATCTAGTTCTAATATCTGCAATATTTGCATTGAATTTCGAATTCCATTGTTTTCTAAATACATCTGTTGCTTCTGGTATCAACTCAAACATGCCTTTCAATTTAGCAATAGAAGCTTTTCTTGCAACAACATCATTTGTAAATGGTGCTCGTAGTGTAGCTCCAGCTACTTCATTGATAGCATTAAGATAAGAGTTTACAGTAGTACCTAATAGTGCTCTAAGAGGAGTCTTAGGTCCACTAAGTATACTTTGAACCATAACCCCTTGTAGGTTTTGGATCATCTCACCTGTCTTCACCTTACCCTGGAATTCACCACCTACTAATTTCTGGTGCATCCATGCATCAAAATCTTTCCAGTTATGTACATCATTCGATACTTTAAAGACATCTAATACTGCTTCAGCTAATTCATCATTAGGTTGTTCTTGTAGCATTCGGGTCATTAAATTGATCCCGTCTCTGGTTTCTCTCAGAATCCTTCTTTCAGCAGTTGCTGATTGAGAGATTAGAGCATCCATCATTTCTTTTGTTACCTTACCATTATTCTCTTTTAAGAGTTGTCTAGCTAAGTTCCAAGTGAATTGTGTCTTTTTAACTTGACCTAAACCTACAGAAAGATTATCACCGATTCTCCTCATAGGACCATCTACAGCGAATATATCAGTTTTACCTAACATCTCCCCTGTAGCATTAGCAGAATCTCTTAGTTGTAATAGAAGAGATTTGTTAATACCATCTTGGACTTCCATATTTTTGATAGCCCATTGATCGAAATCAGAGAGCTTTTCAAATGAATCTGCATCTAATTTACCATCTAAGATAGCTTTACCCCAGAATTCATCCGGGCTCATTGCAGCTGCATCTCTACCTAATATTTCTTGAATACTTTTTCTAGCACTATCCGATGCTGTTCTTCTAGTACCTGTACCTTTCTTTAATGGGTTGAAATCAGATAATTGTTTTTTCCATACTTTATCTTCTGCTAATTCTTTAGCCCATTTGCCGAATTTAGAATCAGCAATACCAGCTTTAGCAGCCTTAGCAAACTCAACTTGATTGAAAATAGAATCTGTACTACCAACTTGACCTGTAAATAGGTCATAGCGCATCTCATCAATATCATTTACGATTTGACGTATACCACTTCTAACCTTAGACCAACCTTGGCCAATCATTGGTGCTCCATTTTTATAAACACCAAAAGCTATACCAGGGTCATCTGCAGTACCAACGAAAGCATTTCTAAAACCTTCAGAAGTTTTACCCATCTGAACTTTACCAGCATGTGCTATATCAGCTGCTTGTTGCTGTCCTTTTCTTATGAATGATTCTGGATTAGCTAGTTCAGCGTCTATTCGTGTATGAAGTGAATGAAGACTTGTATCGAATTGCTTTCCTATATTCTTGCCCCAACGTTGTGCTCCATGAGCTGCTGGACCTACATTATTATGAGCCCATCTGAATAGTTTACCAGTATATTTTAAACCTTTACCAAATCCGAAAGCTAGCATGCTTTCACCCATTATATTATCATACTTTTTAAAGTGTACTGAATTATAATAATTAGCTACTGATGGAGTGAACAATTCTGCAGGTCCACCATAATGTTCTGTGATGATTTGTAGCGGTCCTCGCTGTCTCATCATACCTACACCATGGTCAGAGTAATCTCTGAATGATGCTGGTACTACTGTATCTGCAATAATACCTTTACCTAAACCTGTGGTTGTGAGCCCTGATATTGCACCACCTATACCGGGAGCACCCATACCAGTTAAACCACCACCTACCGTTCTATAACCTGCTGCTGCCATTAAAGCAGTTGTAGCAAAATAAGTACCATTATAAATATCTTTTGAATATTCAGTTGTAACTAGAGGGTTATTAACTAAGAACTCTAATGATTGAGTATTCTTATGTTGTAGTAGATCATCATCAAATGTAGAGTCTTCATTCCAACTCTTACCTTGCATGACGTCACCAACACTTCCTACTGTTTCTAGTAATCCAGCACCTATTTCAAACCATGCTGCACTACCTGATGCTTTAGTGTCTTCTTGCCAACTAGGATCAAAGTAACCTTTACGTTTCCTATTGATATATAGTGCCATGTTCTGACCAGCACCATACTGTTGCCATAAACCTTTAAGGCGTTGTTCTGCATCTGGGTTAAGCATAGCTTCTAACCATTCTGCAGTTGCTACCTTGTCCTCTTCATCAGTCATCCCATCACCACCATTCAAATTGGTAGTATCAAAGAAGTCATCATATGTTATTTCGCCATCATTATTATGATCATAAATCTTTGTAAGATTCTCACTTTCTCTAATCATATGGAAAGCTTTTAATTTATTAAGTTGGTTAGTACCACTTAACAACTCATGAACTTGATCTTCTTGAGGATCATAATCACGTGTTAATTTAAGAGCTTGGATAACTTCTCTACCATTAGCACCTTCACTTATTTTATTACCTTCCCAGTCTAATATAGAGTCTATATGTACGTCACCAGTTTCTTGGTCATATACTCTAGCAGTTAGGTGTTGTGTTCTTTCTGCTTTACGCTGTTCTTTCTCAGCTGCTTTCTGAGCTTCTACTTGTTCTGGAGTAGGTCCAGCCGGTTCTTGTGGCTGTACAGCTTCCGTAGGTACTCCTGCTTGTTGTTGAGGCTGTTGAGGTTGTTCTTGACCACCTCCGAGAGTAGCATCTAAATCAGCTTGCTTTTCAACGGGTGTTCTAAAATCCTCTTCAGGATATGCATTCTCTATTTGTTCTACCTGATCTTCGAATCCTTCTACTTCGAAGGTTGAGTCAGTAACACCTAATGCATCAGGTTGTAAATTCAGTTCATCCATTTGGGTTATAGCTGTGTATACCTATCCAAGGCATTAGATTCTCATTTCTATCAAATACAGAAGTTGGCATTGCTTTACCTGAGTACATTCCATCTTGGAAGCAACCTCTTTGATATAATAAAGTTGATTTAGATGGAAAGCCTGAACATGCTGAAATAGATCTTCGTAATCCCTCGACCTCTGGAGCTACGATATCTTCACCATTCTCATCCTTACCTTCCATAAAGATTTGGATTTCAGGTTTACCTTCTGGCCATAATCCTGCATGACCGTTAGCTTTTAATTGGGCATCTAAAAGACCCATCCAATTATTATCTCTACCACGTGCTAAACCTTTGTAATACTGTATAGCACCTTTATCCATAGTTAATCCTTTCTTGACACCATATTTGTCAATGTTACCAACTACAGAATCTATCTGCCTTTGGCCATAATCACCACCTATAGTACCGTTGAAGATGATATTAGGATCATCTCTCATTTCTCTTTTACCACTAGCAATTCTAGCTACTCTAAGGTGACCAGGTTTGATAAGTTTCTCAACACTTTGTCCTGATATAACATACTTACTACCTTCTCCATTAGTTTTAATTTCATGAAGAACACCAACTGAATCCACTAACATATCACCTGTTTCTGGATCTTTAACTTGTTGTGCATGTAAGGCATGATGACTAGCTTCTGCTGGAGTATACCCCATTGAGATATATCTATTATACTTCTCAGCATAATCAGCTTTAGCATTAGCCATAGCTTCTACATAAGCAGGGCTCTTCTCATTACCTTTGATACCCATATTAGTAAAGGCTGTATCAAGATGAGCTTTAATTTTCTTCTCAGCATCAAATGCTTTGAGAGCTTCTTTTTGGAACTTATCAGCTTTTTCTCTATATTCTAGAGCTGCTTTAGGATGAAATTGATCTAACTCTTCATGAGTTATACGACCATTATTAGATGCTACTAAAGCTTCTAATGTATCTTTATCTTCTCTTTCATCTCTATCACTTAAGGTCTCATAATTCTTAACATCCCCTGGTATAGGTAATCCTAACTGACCAAACTTTCTCTTGTACTCGTTGACTTCTTGTGAAGAGAGAGCACCTCCTCTTGCTTTAGTTTTAAACTCATTAGTAAGTTCTGTACCTGCAGCATTGATGAACTTCTCTTCATCGTTAACTTCTTTTACATATCCAGCTTTGATATCCCTCTTAAGTTTTGCAAACCTGTCAGGCCATTGCTGTGCATATGTAGTACCTTTCTTAGCACCTATCTGTAACCTTAAAGATTCAGGTATTTCATAGCTACCTATCTTATCTGCATACTGTGGGCTATGTGTAGCTATACCTTCTTTCTTTAGTATCTCCATAACCTGATCCCAACCACCTGAATTACCTAACAAGTTACCTTTGTCATCGACAGTAGCACCATTGATAAGTAAAAGACGGTGTAGATCATAGCCTGTTTTCTCAGACCGAGACCAATCTAATTCAGCCTTCTGCCTAGTTCTCATAGAGGAATCAAGATTATATCTTTCTCTATGTTTCCCCATTTGAGAATCCTTTGCTTTCTGAATGGCATCTTCAGTCTTAGATAGCTTTAACATTTCAGGTGAGAACCTATCGATGTTAGAATTCTGTCTAATTTTTTCTGCTAGATGTTCCATTGCAGCTTCCTTCATTGGAAGAGCTAAAGGATTACCATTAATTTCTGCTGGATTAAAGGTAATACCACCAAGGGTTATCTCCTCAGTACTATTCTGCATAGCATGAGCTAGTTTATCATCAAAAGATTCGTTGAATACACGTAACTTCTCTTGAGCATAACCAACCTGAGCCCATGGTGATAACTGAGCAATACGATCAGCTTCTGGGTAACCATTAGGGCCACTCAGCTTAAGCATATTAGCTTTAATCTGCTGATATGCTGTGTCTTGTGCCTTAGCATCTTCAAATTCAAATGCTAATTCACCTGTTTTTCTAGCATCTTCTATAGCTTGAATCTGTTTTCCATACTCAGAAAGCTTATCAAGTTGATCCTTCTTACTTCTTCTAGCATCTGCTATACCTATTAGCTTCTGCTTTTCTATATCTTTTGTTTTCCATTCCTGTAAAGCTGTAGAAAAGGGTGTTAATCCTTCCCAAGCTTGAGCGTTTTTAATACGTCTCTGGCCTTCATATTGACCAGCCAATTGAAATTGGGTTTGTTCTTGTTGAGAGACAGAAGCTTGATTTGCCTTTAATCTCTCAATATTTCTATCGTAAGATTTAGACATTTACTCAGCTCCCAGGTAAGGAGAAAAATCAAAATCCATATCTGCATCTCTAGCCCAATTATAAGTTTTACCTTCTTCTGCCATTGTAGCTTTCTTAGCTACATTAGCCTTACCTTGCTTGAATGCTTTAAATCCTGATCCTGCTAATCCTAGCAATAAACCTGCTTTACTTTTCTTACTTTCCAATGCTGGAGCTGCAGGTCTGAATCCATGGACTGGTGCAAAGGCTACCTCTTGGTGTAAAGCATGAGACTTATCCTTAGCTTGTTTCCATGATGCTTGCTTAGTTCTATTAATATCATCAACAGCCATCATCTTACTATGTAATGCTCTGGATTTAGCCATACCAGCCTTACGTGCTGACTTACCTGCTAGTCTAGCTGCTGTACCACCTGTCTGAGTTCCTGCATATGATCCCTCATGCATAGCAATGATAGCATCTTCAATAGCAAAATCTTGTTGAGCAAATAGCTTCTTTAATTCTGCATCATCAGATGACCATTGATCTAAAAGAGCTGTATAGAGAACATCTTGTTGGTTCTCCTGCTCTTGTACATCATTCAAGTATTGTACATTATCAAGGTTAGCAGTAACATCATATTGTCTTTGAGCTCTATGGTGAGCTTTTAGTTTACCATTATTTCTAGCGTCAACAGCTGCGTCTTCAGCACTTGATGCTGCTATTTGTTGGGCTCCTGAGATCCCCATCGAGATCATTGATACTGGTTCGCACACGGCAAAATTCTATAAAGGTTAATTGGTTAGGACCATGTTTAAGTTCCCTTAAGAACTTGAATCCTAAAAACTTTAGAAGTTTCAGATGAGCGGCATTCCGTTTATCTACTATATTCCAAAGGAGTTCTTCTTTTCTACTTTCTATAAATCGTTTGGCTTCACGAGCAAAGGTTAAAGGGTACTCATGGATTGCGTTAGTACACAACATCCATATCATACCTCCTTCCTGCACTCCCGCTAATCCGGCAGTCTTGCCGTTGGGGACTTCGAACCAAACTGTGTCTCCACAGAAAGCTGATGCTGGAATATGGAGAAGTGGTTCATGACCGTGGCCTTCTTTCACTTCTCTATAATCATCATCTCGAAGATGAGAAGCTACATATAGAGCAGCTTCTTCTGTAATTGGGTGAATGTAATCAGACACGTTGATAGTATCTTGGTGAGAAATCTCCTTCCCAATTCATAGAATGAATGGTAGCTGGAGATGGGTGATTAGATTTTAAAAATACTGTTAGGTTTTCATTTCTATCATATACTGGTATAGTGTGTAAGTATCCTTTAGCAATAGTTGCTGTAGATGCTAGTACATTATCCCATTCTAATGATTCAACGGTATAGGTATAATCATCTCTTCCTCTTCTTTTAAGTGTAACATCTATAACACCTACATCTCCAAAGTCAAAGTTCATCCTATGGATAGTAAGTGATCCTCTAGTTTCAGATGAAGATTTTTGTCCATCTGATTGATTAATATATATCTTAGGTAATTCAACTTCAAACTCATATTCATATCCTACAATCAAACCTACATTAACTGAACTTCCATCTTTTGTAGAAGTCTTCCAATTACCGGGAAGAGTTACTGTTTCATTAGGAGCTGTCCCAGTAATCTTAGCAGCTGGAACATCATAACTTTTACCTGCATCATCACTATCTGTAATACAGTATACAGTTAAGTTCTTAGAACTGTAATATCCTGAACCTAATGTAAACGTAGAAACATCAGTCTGTCCGTTGTAGGTTATATCACCTGTTGCAATAGTTTTCTTGGTATCTAAATGTACCCTATTTTCGTCAGGTGCAGACCCTATCATAGGAGTATCTGAAGTTAATTTTATGTCAAATTTTTCTAGTGTAAATTTATTGTTATCACTATTACCTAATACTGCATAGTATACATCATCTAATATTGAATGATATATAACTTTGTTAGGCATAGTCCATCTGAACCAAGCTGATTGAGATCTCTTCCCACCTGATTCAAAGAACTTATACCCCCACACTTCATTTGTAGAAGTATGTAATGTACTATCTACACCGAATAAAAGTATATCATTTTCATTTGAAGATGCTACATTAGTAATCTTCTGTGGAAATAACTCTCCTACAATCTTAGTCTGTTCCATTACTGTAGGTTCTTGCTTTGCAGCAACATTACCCATCTCATAGAAACGAGCTTGTCTAGCAGTACTATTTAAGAAACCTATTGTTGTACCTAATGAAACTGGTACTGTATCAGGATTAAATCCATAAGATGATAAGAAACTAATCTTAGCTGTCTCAGGAGTAAGTAAAGCTTCAGCACCTGAACTTAGTAGAAACTGTTCACTAGCACTGAAGATAACTAAACCTCCAGCTGACTCAATTGCATCAAATAATTTTGTTGGATATGTTGAGCTGGATTGTAAGTCAATAGGATCAGCATTAGAGATAGCCATAGCTGTCTTAACCCAGAAGCTATAATAATCATTAACCCTAGATAGGATAATATTTTCATTACTGAGTAGAGCTATTCTATTTCTAAAGAAGATCATCTTTTGAATAGGATTCCCTATGAATGTAGGTAGAGAGTTAGTTACATCATCACCTACATCACGCTTACCCCATGCTGGATAATCAAATCTAAAGGCACCATTAGAGTAGGTACGAGAAGCACCACCATTGATAGCATATGTCCCAGGATTGACCCTGGTGAGCTTCAGAGGCATCGTATCATCGTCTAAGGTAGTTGTTATCCCAGGAGCTGCTACCTCTTCCCACACGCCCTCTCCGAAGCGAGACGGAGTGTATGTACATGTAGCACCTGCACTGATAGTACCTGATGATGTATTACTAGCTAAATCGAAAGCATCAGAAGATACGTTAGAGACTGTATATAAACCGTCCCCTGCTGCTCCACTGGTGAAGTCAATGAAAACTGTATCACCATTAGATAGACCATGTGCTGTTGATGCAACACTAACTGTTGTACCAGCTCTAGAGTATGTTGATGCTACTGAAATGTTTGCACTAATACCTTCAGCTTGAAACCGTAGGTAGTAATCATCCATATCCTCACCACTATTAACCACACGGACAACATATCCATGACGGCATACACGTGGTAGATCGGCTATATTATTAACCTCAGTCGTAGCAATAGACATCAAAGTTTTCTCAGGTGTTGTTACACCGAATGGAGTAGCTCTGTATAGATGTATTCCGTTACCACATATAGTACATGTTATACCTGTTCCACTGATAGCATCTAAGGTAGCTTTTAAATCACCTAATATACCAGCTGTTGAAACATGTTCATCACTTGTAGATGATGTGGCAGGCGGTCTTACAGCAGCTACGTTAGCCCTTGATACAATAGTCTGAGTGTTCTTAATTTTTACTGTAGTAGTTACTCCCTTCTCTGATGTATAAGAGTGAGTATCATTAACTGCCCATCCTTCTCCACCAAACTGTAGTTTTACAAATGGTTGATATGTATCATGATATGAATAACTGTCATCAACTGGTGCTGTAGGCTGTGGTGTACATCTAGTATCTATTTCATACCTAAGTCTGGATTTACCATTAGCACTCATATTAGGTGGTGAAGTACTAAACTTATCTGTACCTGTACTTATATTAACTGTCTCTCTACCCATACCCAAACAGTCACCATTAGATGTACCACTGTAACTTGTAGATTCATCTACTGAAATAGCAGTAGCTCTAGTGTGTGTGTATGTGGTATTATCTGATGGATCAAATATATCTAAAGCATATTGTTTACCATAAGATATAGTATCAAGAGATATAAATGCTTCATTCAATTGAGCTGGTGATTTATCACCTGTTCCAGATTTGATAGCAGTATTCTTTCTTCTATTAACAAAGAAAGTAGTCTCGTTAATTGTCAGTACCTGTATATCAGCAGAAGTTTCATCTGATAAAGCTGTGTTATCTAAGTAAGTTGCAACGTTTGTTCCTGCAACAAGAGAATAATCTACAGGTATTGAAGCACCATCACTACATCTCCATATTGTAACTGCTCCATTAGCAGCACACTGACCTATATATTGTTCATCACTTTTAGTATAAATGCTAAACCATTTTGAATTAGCAGCTGTGCTGACAGCATATGTCTTACTATCACCATAAGGATTGCTTGTAGTTGTTATCTCTTTTACCAGTTGACTGCCAGGACGTTTGGTTAACTGATTAACCACATCAGGTACACCATTAACTAGGTCAACAACTTGTCCTGGTATTTTCTTTTCATCTGGTTGTGTTGATATACCTAAGACATAATTAGGTACTTTCTGTGTAACACTTGCCATTATCGTCTAAGTGCTGTATAAGGTTTATAAGATTGATAAGCTGATTCATCAGGCCAACCCATATAGTTATGGTCACCTTGATTGCATTCGTATTCCATAGCTGCTGCTCTGGATTGTATCTCAAACTGTGCGATCATCTTCTGTAACTGTCCATTAGATACTAACTGTACAGCTGCTCTACCTGATGCTTTATATATTATATACCTTTGGAATGGTGCTGGTATATCTTCAAATGGTAATAGTCTTACTTTGTTTACATAGAAGTAATCATCATCTGGAAATTCAAATGTATGGTTTACTCTGTCGTATATCTTCCAAAGACCATCACTGTCTTTTCTTCTTACAAAGTCACGGGTCTTATCCCATGCATCTGTATTATCTATACGGATAACATCAGATGCTATAATGATTTTATTATCACTAGAATTAACATTCTCTTTTATATGGTATTCTATATTAAATTGCCAGCCTTCATTCTGTACATCTTGATTTGATTCTTTGAGTAGATTATATATGAATGATATCTCAGGGTTCGCAAAGTCTAAGCCTGATATAGGGGACTGACCAATGCTACCAAGAATCGCATTGACTGCGGATAGTTCGGTATCGATATCAACGGTTGTGGTAGTCATAGTTAAGAATTATAAATAAAAAAAAGGGAGGTAGTGATACCCCCCTTTATTGTGTTAGTTATACTGTGCTGTTACGACAGCGCAAGTGTCTAGGACACCTGATCCGCCTACAGTATTGTATGCTAAACGTAAGTTTTTAGTTGTGGAGGCAACCGCTGAAGGGGTGCCTGATCCACTTGT